ATTAAAATTGATATTCTTTGTTGCTTCGTCAATATTTAAATTGATTTTGTCAACTGTTGCCACCAGTTGTCTTGCCATTTGTTTATAGCTATCTTCTCTTTGTGCAATGGCCACTTGAATACTAATAGGCAAGTTGTTCATTTCTTTTGTATAGCCTTTTATTCTTTTATTGTATTTAATACCTAGCTTTTTAAACTCCTTTGCTGTGGTGGCGTTAAATTGCCCTGTAAAGATATTATTACCATATCTTATTTGTCCAGATTTTATCGCCTTAATAATGGCGCTATTGTCTCGCTCATTAAAGAAAATTCTTTTATTCTCCTTAATAGACTTAATTAAAGGAGCAAATAAAATATCATATAATATAACATCTATTTGCGCCTCTAATTCTTCTATTAGTTCTGGATTGTCTTTTATTGGTTGAAATTGCTTTTCAGCCATTATTAGCTAATATCTTGTATTTCTGCAACATTTACACAACTAATAACTAGCTCTGTTGGAGTTCCTGCGCTAACAAAGGCAAGATAATTAGGCAAGCCATCAAATACTTCTAAAGCCACATCTGTTTTAATTGGTGCCATTTTAGTTGCAATATTAGCAAGAGTTAGGCCTACTGGCTCCTCTTCTGATCCATAAATGTCAACTGTTGCGCCTATGCTTGTAATTCTAGGCTTTAATGCTTCGCCTAGCCCTGATGGTGATAATAGAACAGATGAATATAATTTATTAATATTTATTGCTGTTTGATAAGTTTTTAGTGCCATTATTTTATATTTTTATTTGTTAATATGCCCTCATAAGTTCTTTTCTTTTTAAAAAAGTTCTTTATATTAAAGGAGTTTTGCTTAACTGCCACGCCGTCTTGTAAGTCAAGATTAGGTTTTAGCGGTGGTGGAGTTGGAAAGTCTTCGTCTTCGTCTATTTCTAGATCTGTTCTTAATATATTTAATTGGTTTAATTCTTCTTTTATTTGGCTAGAAGTCATTAAACCTCTATCATATAGTTGTAATATTCCGTTTAATTGTTGCGTTTTAACTCTTTCTTCCTCCTCTGCGCCTAATATTCTTAACGGGTAATATTCAATTTGCAAATCGTCTGGTATCAAGTCAAAAAGCTTTTTGCATATTAATTGAAGCATTTGTATGATAATATGGTCAAACTTGCCTCTATATTCGCTCTCTATCATTGCATTATAATTTTCTATATCATCTTCACCGCTATTAAAGCCGCTAGCAGATAGACCAAACAATTTAGTCATTGGCATTCTTAAATCTGCTGCAATTCCAATTCTTATTTGCTGTAACATTTCTGACAATCCCGCAAAGTTTATTTGCTTTTGCTCGTAGTCATCTTCTTTGTCTTTTACAATAGCATTCTGATAATTTTTTACTTGGTTCATCATTTGCAAGTTTTTAGCCAATTTATCAGCTCCGCCCTCCATTTGTAAAGCTTGGTTAAAGTCTGTAATTCCATAAACATCAATCTTAGCTTCATCAAGCATTTCAAATATTAAGTCATTATTTTTAATATATTGATTAATAGACCTGATGGCTCTTTCTAATATTGACATTCCCCAGCCTCTTAGTTGTGGCTTTATTAATGATGGCGCTACTTTACCCTTTGATAATAAAACTCTTGATGAATCTAAATTAGTTCCATAATACATAAAAGAAGGATCAAAATAACCTGCTGGATAATATGGCTTATTTTCGCCTTGTGGTGGTATATTAGTAGGACTAAGCTCCCAAAGGTCAGCAGCTTTAAAAGATAGCTCTGTGTTCTCGTTTATGGCGTTTATATTCAAAGGCTTTTCTCCTTTCTGATTAGGTGTATTTATAATCATTCCACCGCCACCAAATAAACTATTCCATTTTGCTAAATCTTTTATTTCCTGCAATATGTTATGCTCTGATAAATAGTTTTGTATATCTTGTATATTTTCCGCATCCAGGTTATCTGATTTTATTTTAATACCACCTCTAAAAGCATCTTCTACTGGCTGATCAATAAATGTTTGTATAATTCCAAAGGTTGAATAAGCATAGCTAAGCGTTGGCCTTTGCAGTGATATTAATTGAGTATTAGAATTTAAAGTAATAGTATCAGGCTTTGATAATTGCGACTGATTAAAAGATAATTGACTTGTTAAGCTTGCAAGACTATTTTTCATAGTAAGAAGCTCATTAATCAATACAACATCTTCCTTAGGAAGTGATTTTTTGATATTTTTTGTTGACATTTTAATTTTTTTTTGTAAGTAACCATTTACAAGGCTATTAAAGAAAAAATATTTTGTCAAGTTTTTTTTTACTGTCTTGCTTCTTCTATAATATTAAATTCTACTCCCTGCTTTTCGGCAAGTAAAATTTTGACACTATTTAATAGAAGCTTTTCCTTTCTTTTATTATTTAGAGTCTTATTTAGTCCTATGCGTGACATATCTATATAGTCTGCAAATTCTGCTTGTGTGATACTGTTATCTTTAAGAAGTTTTTTAATGTCCATAAAATAAGAAGTTATTAATAATAATTAATTATTGAATATTTGTATTTGAAAAGTCAAGAAAAAAATTATAGCCGTGTCAAAATGATACAATTTCAAGCTAAATATCAAGGAAGCTGACTCTTTTTGGCAATAAAGCAATCTTAGCCGCATCAATAAGAGTATCGACAAAATCATCGTGCTTGCTATTAGGGAAGGCAAGAATTTCGCTTTTTAGCTCTGAATAGTTTTCTATATCTTTACATAAGATTAAATTATTATCAATAGTATCTAAAGCGGGTATAATATTATTTGCCCTTGTTACCTTGTCTCTATCTCTTGGTAGTGTGTCTTTTAATTTCTTTTCATCTGGCACGGGTAGGCCTTTTCTTCTGTAAGATTGATTTAAATATATCCCGTGGCTTTTATCTTCAATCCATATATAACGGAAGCCATAACCTAGTTTATTTTTTATCCAAGTTTCAATCCAATTATCAACATCAACCGCATTAATCCTTTTTCTTTTAACATCTATTAAATATAAATGGTCTCTTTTCTTGCCCTTTACTTCTTCTTTTAATACGCCCCAATATGAAAAAACTGTAAAGTCATTTATTTCTTTATCTTTATAAGATAAGTCGGCTGTAATGAATGTAAAATCAAACTTAGTCGGCAGATCTGTTCTGTCTATTTCGCCTATTGCTTCTTTACTAAATAAATTGCCCCCCTCCATTACTGGCTCTTGTTGGTACTGACTCATAAACATAAAGTCGTTTTTACTTATTTCTTTTAATCTTTTTTCTGAATATTGAGAAGGAAGCTGACAAACTCCGTCAACCACCAAAGCTCGTTTCAATGTTTTAAATTCATATTCTTTTATTAGATAGCCGCTCATATCTTCTAGGTGTAATCTTTGCTGTATATTTACAATGGCCACCTCGCTATGGCTCAATCTTGTAATTAATGTATTTACAAAATAGCCTTGCACCTTATCTCGCATTAATTGAGAATTGACATCAGCGGGTTTATTAGCATCATCAATAAATAAACAACCTGAGAAGCTCTGACTTGATCTAATACCAGCACCAAAGCCAGTAATAGCAGATCCAATAGAAGTAAATAATATAACCCCCCCGCTTGCTGTTATAATCTTTCTGCTTGTATAAATGGCCTTGCCTTGCGTGCTTTTTAGATATCCCCTCCAGAAGTCATCAATAGGCTTTTCTTCTATTGCCTCCTCCTCTACTTTCTCTTGATACATTGCTTGGTAAATAGGGTGTTGTAATACTCCTGCTAATTCTCTTGATATATCGCTTAATAAGTCTTGGCTATATGAAGTATAAATAAATTGACATCTAGGGTTCTTAGCTAGGCAATAGGCTATAAAGTATCTTGCAAGGGTTGTCTTTCCACTTCTAGGCGGTACATTGATATTCTGCCTTATTTCTTCTTGTTTATATATGGCCTCGAATGTTTCAAATAGTCCTTTATGCAATTCTTCTTCAATAAATGTCCTGCCTTCAATTAATCTAAACATATATAAAGCCCATACCCTGAAGCCTTTTTTGTGCAGCTCCTGCCCTAAATATTCGGGGTGTTTTATTGAATAGCCTATTATTTTATTGTCTTTGGTCATAATCCTTCATATTCATAAACTGGTTTCATTAAATATTTTTTAAC